TATCCTTTGGGTAATATAGCAATGAATTACACTGAAATGGCAATTAATAATCATTCAGTAACAGTAGCAACAGTAGGTGATTTAAGTGCAGGTGAGTATAAGCAATGGTTCTACAATCATCCAACAGATGGTGCAATATATTGGAACAATCAAGAAGATGACCCAATAGCAATTGCAGAAGGACAAAGCATATGCAGTGTAGTACCAGACAGTCACATTAGTTGTTTGTATTACCCAGAAACTTATGCGAGTGCTTTTTATGATCAACAATGTAGTATTAGTAGCTTGTATGATTCTGGTTGTCCTGGTTATAGTGGGGCTTATATTAACCAACAATGCGGTTTAGATAGTTTATGGAGTATGGCTTGTCCTAACTTTGAAACAGCTTACTTAGATCAACAATGTGAGACTAATCCAATTTACTCTATTTATTGTTCTGGTTATGAAGATGCAGTAATAGAAGAGGAAAGGCAGCAAGTAGAAATAGAAGAGATATTTATACCGCCTCCTCCAGAAGCTTATGTTGAGTTTGATATACCAGAAATTGCCTTTGAAGTATTTATTGAATCATACGGAATAGACTTAATAGAAATTGAAATGGAAGAGTTTACCCAGCAAGAAATAATTGCTGAGATAGAGGCAGAGATAGAAGCATTTTTAGAGCCTATCCCAGAAGTTGAACCAGAACCTATGGAGGAACTTAATGAGCCAGAGCCAGAAGAAGATTCCGTACCAGAAGAACAAGAGACAGAAGAGTCAGAACCAGAGGAAATAGATGAGCCTATTGAGGAGGAGGAATCTGAGGAACTTGCAAACGAAGAATCTGAGGAATCTACAGAGGAGTCGCAGGAAGTTGAAGAAGTAATGGTTGCTAAAGTTGAGCCTAAAAAAATTACAAAAAAAGAAAAAACAGATTCTAAAAGAGACAAGATGAAAGAAATTATTACTAATAAACTTAACAACTTAGCAAAAGAAATGGGCGCTGCGGTTAGTTTAGAAGAACAAAAGAATTTACAAAGTTACATACTTGCTTTACTTAACTTTAATGCTGGATTTAATGACTACAAAGGCTCTCTAGTTGATGGTACTTTTTATAAAGATAAGGACATATACTTGGATAAAACAATACCAGAAAACCAAAGAGGACTGAGAAACGGTTTGGCTAATGAAATACTTCATAACAAAATGGTTGATCTTCAATGGCAGAGGTAGAGTACGGAGGAGTTAAAGTAGGTGGGAGCAAACTACTTTTAATAATACCTTTACTTAGTATGCTTGGTGGTGGTGCTTGGGCAGGCTTTGAGTTATACAATGAGTTTAGAGTTTTAAAGCAAACAGTTACTAAGTATCAGCCACCAGACATATCTGGAATTGAGCAAAAGATAGCAGTATTACAAGAGACTTTAGTAAGTGTAAGTGAGTCTGTAGAACTAGCAAAAGATTACACCAGGACTATTAAGAATGATCTTAAAGACGACTTGGCAAGACAAGAAAAATTAATGGATAGATTAGAAGGAAAAGTCAATGAGTCACAAGACAAGATAGACGAGACAATTGACAAGGCTGGTGAAAGATTTGATGCCAGAAGAGATGCTCTTTATTCTGATACAGATCGTAAGATTAAAGAGTTAGAAGATAGGCTTGGAAGCAAACTGCAAAGAGCTTTAGATAACCCACTAGCTAACTAGGAGATTTATATGTACGGAACAGGATCATACGGAAAGAAAAGAAGTAAAGCACCATCTAAAAAGAAGAAGAAATAATGAAAGGTGTAAAACATTTTAAAAGAGATGGTACTGAACATACAGGTAGTTCTCACAAAATGCCTAATGGTACTTTACATACAAACAAAGCACATACTGAAACAAGTGTTAAATTATTTCATCTTAAAGATTTAAGTAAGAAAGCACAAGTTAAAGCTAAAGGTAAATAATGGCTAAAGGTTTATACGCAAACATAAATGCTAGAAAAAAAGCTGGCACAAGTAGAACTAAAAAAAAATCTACTATTTCTAACAAAGCATTTTCTAATATGAAAAAAGGCTTTCCAAAAAAGAAAAGGTAAACAATGGATGAGAACTTGAGCAGGATGCAACTTCAACTAGACAAACATACTGGTCAAATATCAAAACTGTTTAGTAAGGTTGACGACACTAATTTATGTATACAAAAAATCAATATGTCTTTACTACAAATTAAGTATGGAATCTATGGCGCATTAGGTTGGTATGTAATTACACAAGTAGGAATTATTGAAGCATTTAAGGTAGCACTATGATAGGATTTTTAACAAATTTAGCACCAATGGAATCTTACTTACTTCTGTTGAGTTTATCGTGATAGGATTTTTAACAAACATAGCCCCTATAGCATTAGGATTTATTGGTAAATTGTTTGCTCTTAAAAGTCAAGCAGCAGCAGAAAATCAAAAGCTAATGATTCAAAACTTACAAGCTCGTAACGATTCTATTAACCAAGCTAGAGATCGAGCAGATAAAGAAAGCCCAATGGCAGCTATGAACCGAAGAGTCATTATATTAGTAATACTTGCTTTAATTATATTTACACAAGTAGCACCAGTAATCTTTGATGTTCCAACTGTAATACCTACAGTAACAGAAGGCTTTAGTTTCTTTGGTATTCAATTTTCACCTGACATAGTAGAGTATGTGACTATACAAGCAGGCTCGGTATTAAAAATGGATGAAATATTTGGATGGGCAACCATGATTATTGAATTTTATTTTGGCGCTCAACTTGCAAAGGGGAAATAAATGACTTATAGAGAATTAATTAACGAAATATTAATAAGACTTAGAGAAGATATTATTCTTACTAATTGGTCTGGAAATATTAATGAATCAACAACTGTAACAGATTATCAAAAAGTTATTGGCGCAATGATAAATGACTCAAAAAAATCTGTAGAAAATTATCACGACTGGTTAATTCTTAGAGAAACTAAAAATATATCAACAGTTAATGGCACTAAAAATTACAATTTAGCCTCTGGTCAAGAATTTAAAATTGTAGATGCCATAAACAACGATACAGGCACTCAATTAGTTCAAGTAACACGAAGCTATCTAAACAGAGTAATGTACCCTACAGACCCTACTGGTGAACCTCATTATTATGGTTTTAATGGTGCTGATGCTTCTAACAATTTAAAAATAGATTTATCACCAATTCCAACTAAAGCTGAAACTATATCTTTTGATATTATTAAAGCACAAGATGAATTAAAAACTGCTACTACTGTTATGAAAGTTCCAACAAAACCTGTTGTGCTTGGAGCATGGGCAAGAGCAATTAGTGAAAGAGGTGAAGATGGTGGAACACAGTCATCTATAGCTGCTGAAGAATCAAGTCAAGCACTTAAACAAGCAATTATGCTTGATAGTGGAAATACTCAATATGAAAGTGAATGGTACATTAACTAATGGCTAAAGAAATATCATACCAACCTTTAACTGATATAGGACTTAACGGTCTTAATACGCAAAGTAATCCTGCAACTTTAGACACATCATTTTTAACTAAAGCTGAAAATGTTGTTATTAGAGAATCTGGTCGTATTGCATTTAGAAAAGGCTTTAAACAAAAAATTGCTCCAAGTGGCGCTGCAATAGGCTCACTTATAGAACATAACGATCAAGGCACTAACAAGATATTTGCTAGTCACGGAACTTCCATATACACAGTAGATTTTACTGATACTGATGCTGCATTTCCTAGTAGCGGTGCAAATGTAAAAAGAACTGTCGCCAATACAACAGGTGATTGGCAATTTATTAATTTTAATAGAAGATTGCATTGCCTTCATGCTAACACCATACCACAGCGATATGATGGTGCTGCTGATACTGGAGAGCGTTGGTCACAACATTACAATACAACTGCTATTAACAACGCCAGTAATATAACTAATAGTGCTACTACTATAATTGTAGACAGTACAGTAGGATTTCCACCAGAAGGAAAAATAATTATTGAAAGCGAAGTTCTTTCTTATACAAGTATTACAGCCACAACATTTGTAGGATTAACTAGAGGTGTAGGTTCT